ATGGAGATTGCGGAGTTCTCCCCGGCGTTGCCGCCGCCGTCGCTGTTGACGATGATGGAAGCGGTGCCCTTCTCTCCCTTCCCGGTGAGAACAGAGAAATAGACATAGGGCACAATGACCGCCTGCCCGGTTCCATGGGCCACTCTCAGGGAGAAACAGTAGTCCTGGAAGGGGTCTCCGATATACCGGTCGCCGGAAATGGCAAAAGTGCGCTGTGTGCCGGTCTTGGTGGTGGACAGGCCGGTGCGGATGTACTGCGAATCCTTGGTTACCGGGTTCATCTGAGGGTCAAGGCCGGAAATGCCCAGCTGTACCACCGTGTAGTCGTTTTCCGTGGCCCTTTCCTCCAGGTTGATACCAACCGCAAGGACAAAATCGTCATTGGTGGCGAAACCCTCAAAGGTGGGGGACGGGGTATAGTCCTTCATCAGTTCGGATAATTTCACGTTTTTCACTCCTATTCGTAATACCGGACCCGGCACTGGCACATCAGCTTAGCGACGCTGCCAGCGGCGTTTACCCCCGCCGGGTTCGGCATGTTTTGCAGATTTTCAATGGAAAGGACTTTGCAGCCCTCAAATTTCGGGAAATTCCTCAGCCGGTTTTGCTCGGTGATCCACGCCATAAACGCCTGGGCGCTGTCCATCTGCTCTACATTGGCGTTGCTGGTGCCGGGGTCCTGTGGTACCATGGAGACAAGAGCGAAGTCATACCGCTTGATTCCATGACCCCGGAGCTGCCGCTTTTCCCACTCCTCCCCATACACCGTCTGAACGCTGATATTCCCGCTCTTGTCGGTGATGGTGTTGAAATAAAGGAAGGACCGCAGGCCGGTGTATTGCTTCAGGTACTCCACCATAGCCTCGTGCTTGCTCATAGGGCTACCGCCTCCTTAGATACGCTTCAATATCCCGGCACAAATCGCCCTTGTGCGCCGCCATCGCCGCCACTTCCCAATGGGAGGTGGCTAGGGGGTGGTGGTCTGTGCTGTGGTGCAAGGGGGTGTTTGTCGGGTGCTTGGAGTGGTTCGGCAGGGCGTAGGTGCTGCCCCGCTCATCCACAAAAACCAGCCCTTCCCACTGAAAATGTGCGTAAGGCGATTTATAGTGGACATATTCTGGTGTGATGTCCACAGTCTGGTCCAGCGCCCCGCTGTCCATGGGCACATAGTCGGAGCAATACGCATGGAGGCGGGTGTGAGCGTAGGTCATAGCGGCATCGTCCAAAATCCGGTCTAAAATCTGCTGCGGGCTTCGGTTCCACCTGATTTCAAGGCTCATACGCCCTCCAATCGGTAGTGGGGGAGGGGGCCGACCGTGTTGTCCTTGAACAGCTGCACCTCAAAGGCGTCGGGGCGGTACTTCTCCACCACGGCCTGCACTGTCTCTGGGGTGATCTCCTCCGCCACCTCTCCCAGGATAATGTAGTCACCGGGGGAGAAGGTGAAGCCCTCCATGTCCGTTTTCCACTCCAGGTATGGCCGGTATTCGGGGTACTGGGGCACACGCAGGAGGTAGGCAGCCCCTTCGTTGACCTCCTGACCAGACTGCCCCTGCGTCTGTTTCCCGGCCCAGAAGCAATCACGCAGGACGGTTTTCTTCCAGGCGTCCAGGTGGTCAGCGCTGTCCCGGCCCGCCCGCTTGTTCAGCACGGTAACTGTGTGGGTCCATGTGGGCAGCTTAACTGTGGGAAAATTCATCTAATCACCACGCTTACCAGTTCCACAGGAAGTATCTCCACAACCTGGTCGTAGACAGAGGCCATAGCTTCCTCTTCCGTCTTTGTCTGCTGGGTTCCAAAGGAGACGGACACACCGTCATTGGAAAAGCTGTTCACCGTTCCGCCCTGGCTGGCCTTCTGCACGCTGTCCAGGGCGTTGATAATCAGCGTCATGCACAGGTGGATGTCGCAGTCAACATCAGTAATCCGGCCCATGGTCCAGTAGTCCAGCTTGGCCCGTGCCCTGCGTTCCAGCAGGGGGAAGGCGGACAGCTCCGCCGTTCCCCCGTGGGACAAATACTGCTGGTGTGTCAGGTACTGGCTCATACCTGGTTGGATTTCCGGGCAGCGGAGCGGACCGCAGCGCCGCCAGCGTCACCGAAGGACACGTTGGCAATGCCGTCCAGGTACTCGGCCCACAGCTTCATACCCATCAAGGCGTGGGTCTCGCCCATCACCCGACCGTAGTTGCCCTCCATGTGGACGCCGATCAGCGGGGTCTCACCCACCACAGTGTAGTTCAGGCCCAGCTGCTGGAAGTCGGCATCAGAGGGGTCGATATAATACAGGTCGATGTTATCGCTGGGCGTTGCCAGTACCTTGCCCTGTGGAATTTCGGAGGACAGGATCATAGAATCCGCCCCCAGAAAATCCTTCATGTACTGCATACCCTGTCGGTTCTGCACCGTAATAGCGGCGGAGCCCAGGTAGCGATACACATCCAGGGTGTTGACAAAGGTGACAATGCCGGTGGAATCCTTGCGCAGCTTCTTGAACTTGTCGGTCACCAGGCCGATGGCCATAGACACCGCCATCTGGAAATCACTCTCAGTGGAAGTGAGGGTGCCGGTCTGGAGGAAGGTGTAGAAGCGGTCCAGAACGTTGTTCTGGAGCTCCCGCAACAGAGCGTCGTCGGTCTTCTGCACAGCGATTGTAGCCCCAAACTTAGCCACAGCTTCCGCCGTGACCGCTTTGCGGAATTTCTCCAGGGTCAGGTCCTCGTAAGCCACAGGCTCTACGGTGGCTTTGGACAGGGGCACTTCATCACCCTCAGGCACATTGCCATCCTGCAAATCAATGGTGGCCTTGCTGGACACCAGCTTGGTCCCAGGCTGCTTGCGGATGGGACGCATAATGCCCATGATATCCCGCAGGGCCTCCCAGGTGTCGTTGAAGCGGGTAATAAAGTCAATCTCTCTTGCCTGAAGCTTAATATCAGCTTCCATAGTGGTGTTGGGAATAACTGCCACGTTTATTCATCCTTTCTGAATTGGTCAATGTTGGCGGCAATGGCCCTCTGCCGCTCGGCGGCGTCCAGCACATAGCGTCCCTTGTCGTCTTTTTTGAAAATGTCCTCTCTGGTCATAACGCCGCCGGGGTGGTTGTCCACCTTTGGAATCTTCAATGGCTCCTGCTGGGGATTCTTGAAGATACCGTCGGCGTCCTTGGTCATGGCTTCAAAGAGCTTGGAGGGGGACTTGCCCTTGTTGGCGGGGTCAGCGATAGCCTTTTTCAGCTCGGCCACAAAGTGGGCGCGGGTGTAATCGTTGATAAACTCCTTGCCCTCCAGGGCCTGCTCGGCGGCGGCGGTAAGGATTTGGTCGGCCTGGGCTTCACGCTCGGCCTTCTTGCGCTCAGCTTCGGCCTGCTTGTACTTGTCAAGCTCCGCCTGGACCTTCTCAGCGTCGCCGCTGGCCTTCTCCAGGTTGGCAATGGTCTGGTCCTTCTCCGCCAGTTGGGTCCGCAGGCTTTCCAGCTCCTTGGCCTGGTCAGAAAACTTCCCCTTGGCCACATACTCGCCGCCGGACAGGTCCGCCAGCTTCATGTCCTTGGTCTTGGCCTGGAACTCCTCCAGGGTAAGGGACTTTCCGTCAAAAATGCTAGTGAAATCCATAGTCTGTCCTTTCTGCCCCGAAATGGTTTTAATTTGTAAAGCCGCTGCACCACAGCGCGGGGGCCGGTGCCTTTAAACCTCCGCACCTGGAGGAATGTTGTATAAAACCGCCTGAGCGGGCTTTACCAAAAGAAAAAGAGCCAACCACCGAGAAATCCTCGGTAGCTGGCTCCTATTGCCCTTCCCCCGCCACAATCGCCGGGGGGCTGTATTTGATTGTCTCTTTTACCTCAATTACGACATATTTGTCACCTTTTCGGCGGACTTTTGCGTCGTTTCCACGCTTTATTATATCCTCTATTGCCCGGATTGTCAATTTATCCATCATATTTTTACCACCGTCGGCCCCGTCATGGACCGTGTCCTTTCCGGCCTGGGGGTCAGCCCAGCCTTTTCGCAGAAGCTCTTGTACTCCCGGCCCAGGGCGGCGGACCGTCTCCGGGCCTGAGTAGCGCCAATCTTATCCCCAGCGGCCACACATGCGTCCCGTTCGTCCTTGGCGTACCGGATCGCCGTCTCCAGCTGCCGCTGCTTCTGGCTGGCTTCGTAGCGGGTCATGGTCTTGCCCTTGTACTCCACCGAGGCATTGGAACGGGCGTTGATCTCCCGCAGCTCCTTTTCACTGTGTACCGGCTTGGAGACGCCCAGGATAATGGGAGTGGCGAAATGGTGGCAATTCAGCGTGCCGATTGGACGTTGCAACCGATGATTCAGCCGCTCATACTCCTCGTTGCTGAACTGCCGCCCCTGGATGGGCTGATGGTCCGGGGCGCAGAGGCCGTGGGCGGAGATTTCTACCCCGTCCGCCCCGAACTCCTTCCCCGTCTCCTCCATCATGTCGGCGTTCAGCCGCCGCACGCCCTCCAGGATGTTCATGCGGGCCTGGCTGTCCAGCCGCCGGGAATACCCGCTGTCAAAGGTCACACGCCGCAGTCCGCTCCGGGCCATGTCCCGCACCGTGGAGCGCATGGCGGTTTGGTAGTCCACGGTGCCCGTCCGCACAAATGTAATAGCCCGGTCTATGGCGCTGATGTAGTACTCCCGCAGGGGGACAACACGCTTGCCACGCTTGAAGCCCACCATATAGGTGTGGCTCAGATTCGATGTGCCATTCATAGCCACCCGCTTCGCCGATTCTACAAAGGCGGTCAGATTCGCCCTGCTCCGGTAGCTGCTCAGCTTTTCCATGCCCCGGGCGGCGTAGTAGGTGTTGGCAAAATCAATGTTCTCCGCCGCCACCTCTTCAAACAGCCGCTGGACCTCTTTCTGGTTCATAGCCATAATGCGGGCTATTTCCTTCTCTATGGCGTCCAGGTCCGCCCCGGCGTATTCTATCACGCTCATCAGGCGGTGGCTGTCAGAGGTGCCGATATCCCCGATCTCCTTGATTCTCTCGCAGAGCCGCAGGACCACATAGCGGTTCAGCGCTTCCAGGTTGTCCACAATGTTGTCGGGCAGGCCCTCTATCCAGGATTCATTCATCAGGCGGCTCATACCGCCCCAGCCTCCTGCCACGCCTTGTAGATTTTCGGGCCCTGGAGGGCAATCCAGTCCACCATTTCCTCGTTGCGTGCCCATGCGTCAATCTGATTGCTGTTGCAGGCTAAACCGCTTTCGTTGAAAAATGCATGGACGATTTCGTGTCGCAGAGTTTCTTTTATCTGGATATCCAGAACGTCCTGTGTCTCATTTTCCCACTCTGGATATGTACTCATATCACATAGCACGATTTCTTTTAATGTTCCACTGCAATATCCGTTGCAGTCAGCACGCTTGAAATATTCATCTTCGTTATATTTCTTGACGATAATGGTGTACTCAGTCCCCAAAACGCTGATTTTCATTCTGATTCCCTCCCTCGTTCATCCCCGCCTCCTCCAAAAGGTCAGCGGCGCTCTCCTCGGCTATTTGCTCAACCCTGGCCTTGGATTCCTCATACGGCTCATTCATCAGCCAGGACCGGACCTCGGCTTTCTCCACAGCGTCAATGCCCTGGGCCATCATCAGCTGCGAGAAATGCTCGTTCATCTGCTCTATGTAACCATCCGACCAATCGAACTGTACTTTCCATGGCCCGATGGGAGCGAGATTATTCCTGTTGACGATAGCGTCCACAGCGTCCAAAAGGTCGTTGGTGCCCTTCTCAAGCTGGCGGCGGAACTTAGTGATCATGGCAAAAGTATTATTCAGCGCCGCCCGCATTTCTGTTGCTGTGGCAA